TCATCCTCCATTACATAACATCTTTGATTTTTTATATCGTCTTTTGTAACAGATTTTTCAGGCCTGTCATCTCCCCATTGATAAGGATTGCCGTGGGCTTTCATATATGCTCTTGCATACTCATATATCTCAAATATTCTGTTTGTATCTGAAGTATTCGCCAATCTGATATTCATCTATCCCTCCGGATTTTTTTATAAAAACAGGCATATCATAGCCCTGCTACAATATGCCTTATATATTTACGGTCCTACCGAAACCTTGATTCCAAGCTGTCCGTACGGCCACAGAATATCCATTACATTGTCACTTACAGCAACACATCCCGCTGTAGGTACACCCTTTTGATAGTTGCCATGAATCATTATTGCACCGCCAAGTGCGGTATTCCACGGAGGACATACTTTCTTGTCAATTGCACTGTATATAGCATCCTTCTCGGCTTGAGAGATGATACCTGACTCAAATCCTCTGTCGGCAGCCGCCTTGTCCGGATAAGAAAGTCCGAGTGAAAGATGATATGCACTCTTGTCGTTTCTTACACAGATATAGTAATCACCGTTCGGAGTCGTTCTGTCTCCCTGCTTTTGCTTTGTTCCGTTGGCAGAAAACTCTCCAAGGCTGCAAGGCCACTTTCCTACCACCTTATTGTCGGCTATCAGTGTAAGTTCTTTGTTCATCTTACTTACATAAATTCTTGTAGACGGCTCACTCTGAACCGGCGTGTAATTGCTTGTGCTGACCTTCCTTACCGAAGCGGCATATGCGCTGAAGCTCATCAAACCTATAAGCATTGATAAAATAAGCAATGCCACAAAACTTTTTCTCTTTTTCATAAAATTCCTTTCCTAAAAATTACTTTATAAACATCGCATCTCCTATGATGCAAATTATAATCAAATTTAATGCTTTGTATTTTACTTTTTAACATAGTAATCATATCATGCAGGTAATATACTAGTCAATCTACTTATCAATCATAGCAGTTTTTATATTTTAAAAAATTATACCATGCTGCTGCATCCATCCATTCCTGTCTCCAATAATTATTAAATAGAATAATTGGTGTAAAATCTGTAAATAAACCTGCAAAGCTTTGAGAAACTATGTATTTCGGCTCATTGAACTCCGGACTAAATGGATGTTTTTTTATATGTACTCTAGCTAGATCACGTGCATCCATCTCTACTAACACCTCACATGTTTGCATCATTTTTGTTTTCATTCTTCGTATATAAACATAAGAGCACATAAATGTGCAACTATTTTTCTCATTCCTCCTCTCTCTTTTTTAGCATTCCAACTTTTATTAAGTCATATAAAATATCAATAGCTGTGCGGTGGTCTCGATATCTGCAGTTAGGCCTATCATGTATCCTTAAATCATCTTTTCGCCACTCTTCAACCATGAAACATTTTGGACTGACGAAAATAAACTTGCAGCCTCTCGCAACACATAAATAATAGCATTGCAAACCTTTAGGAAGTCCCCGACACGGCTTAAATCCGAATTTTTCAAACTCTTTCATGTCTACGTTTGGTATTAACATTCATCCACCTCATCTAATCATCATCTTCCATAAACGCAAACAGTCGTTTAATTGGGATAGTATGTGTACCATTTTTATAATGAACATGCCCTGGCTGTTTGTCGTAATCGGTTATTTCAAAATTTACCCAATCTTGTAAATTGTTTGGGTGCAAAATGTAAGAACTATAAGCATAGTCTGGTGTTCTATTGCGGGAACTATCGAATCTTGCGCGTGTACAATCATCATAATAAACTGTTACAACTTCATCTCCAGATATTACTTGCACAAATATATCTTTTATTACTTTATCACCTGTATCAACTTCTGTGGCGCACCCATTAAAATCATAAATATTAAACCTCATTTATCTCTCCCATTCCTGACATGTCATCCGACTGCCGTCTATGTAATTACCACACTCATCACTTTTTGAGCAATAACATTTACCTGTACGCACAAGCGGACTCAAGGTTATGTACCACTTACAACCTTTGCAGGTTTTGTTGTTTTCTTTCTCTGCTTTAATCCTCCTCATCTGTCTTTTCAGCTTCTTATCGACTATAAGCGATACGGTCGTCTTGTCGCCCTCGTCATCAAGTAGCTGAGCAATCATAATATGAACATCAGCTATTTCTTCTAATACATCTTGTGACAGACCATCTTTGCCAGATAACAAATCTTTCTGTAAAGCAACTATAAGTTCACCTAGCTCTTCAATGGCTTTAGCCTTTTGATGCCTCAAGCTGTAATACTGTAATATCTGCCTTGCCAAGTTTTTATTCATATTCTTCTTTGGCCTCCCATTTTTCACATCCTTTCGCCTCTGTATCTAACTCTTCAAACGCCTTTATGTACTTGCCCTTTACCAACTTAAGCGCTTCGATTACATCCTTGCAAACATCATCCTCGTCAATGCAGTCATTGTCACAGCGACCAATTTCAACATTCTCATCTATGACCCCCTGTGTAGCGCTATAATCTCTTACGCCTATGCTGCACCTATGACGATGCTTTATCAAGTTTATAATGCTTTGTATTTCATCAGCCTTTGATATAACCCTATATTTCTGTCTTTGAATTCCAACAAGTTCTTTTAAATTATCTCCAATCATTTTATCCCTCTTCGCTCCTCAATTCTCAATTTGGCCATGTCGTAATATTTCTTATCTATCTCATATCCGACATATTGTAATCCGTACTCTTCAAACGCTATCAAACTAGAAGCACTGCCAACATGTGTATCTAAAACCAACTGTCCAGGCTTTAAATATTTTCTAACCAACCATCTGTAAAGATTTACAGGCTTTTGAGTTGGATGTATTCGTTTTTCGTTGAGCTTCTTGTTACCTTGCTGTATCCATCCTTCTTCTATGCTTTTCCCTTGCATCATGCCATTCCACATGTATCTGAATAGCCTTGTGCTGTCATGAAAAGACGTATACGCAAGTTCACAATCTGAAAAGCTACTTTTGCCGTTGCATTTGTCCCAAACTATCCTTCCTGAACCAAAAACATAATCAAAGTAATTACATCCAAAGATTATTTGATGTTTGCTAATTCTAAATAATTCTTCAAAATACTCTTTGTCAGGTACATCCCAGGTCTCGCTCATTCCATATATCTTCTGAACTCCTATAGGGCTAATCCGCCTTCCATAATAGCTTCTTTTTTCCGGTCCTGAATAATATGGGGGATCTACAATTGCAACGTCAAAATAATTAGTAGGAAATTCGGGCATGTCTTCCATGCAATCCATATTTTTAAATTCTCTCAAGCTACTTACCCAACTGCTCCTCCATCGCTATTGCGATGTCTTGAAATATCTTACTCCTAACCGTTGCTCTGTCGCCATTTAACATCTCTTCAAAGCATCTTGCTAAAATTTTCATACTACTTTCATCATCCTATTTATTGATTTGATGCTATCTATATCATCTAGTTCAAATATTGGCATTTTCATTTCAAGTGCCAATGTTCGTTCTTTCATTGCTCCTATTGAATTCTCCCAACCAGGTAGCATTACCATTACATTTGACATACCAACCAATGAATAACATAATTCCATAAATTCTTTATGTGTTCCATTTGGTAGAATGTCTTCTAGTCTCATAGGACTAACTATCACAGAACCTTTAACATGTGACCTTACTGTATTTTCAGCTCTCAAAAAATTCAAACGATAATTTTTTTCATTTGTAATAGGTCCGGATAAATATATTCTCATTCTTACTCCTTATCTATATTTGTAAAGTCGAAAGACATTTGACCTTCTACATTCTTATCCTCTATCCACCATCGGAATACAGCTTCTCCATCTTTCCAAGCACCTGTAGTATTATCTTTACCTTTTTGCTTTCTTACTTCTAACATTTTTTCAAAAGCTTTTATATATCGCTTTCTATAAGAAGGAAAAGTAATCATATCTCTTTGTTTTTCACTTCTTTTTGCCAGAGGACATAATATGCAGCCAACTCTTTTATAACCCATATCATATAATTCATTATAAACAATATCACTCCACTCATATATTGGATTAACTATTATAGTCTTGTTTTTTCTGGCAGTAGTAACAATGGTACAGTCCCATACTTCATCTTGGTTTTTGGCATCCTTAAAAACTTCTTCAACATGTTCTTTACTAAAATATTTAGCTTTACTCATATTACCATTTCCCCATGTTGAAAATACTTCTCTATTTTGCCTTTTCCTTGATTCCGCCGCTCTTACTCCTAGAGCTATTACTCTATTTTTTTCTGTGCTTTCCTTAAATATGCTACAACAATATCTAACTAACCTAGTTGGTGGAATACCCTTTTTTACAATTAAATCAAACATATTTATAGGTTCACCTTTAAATCGTGGTAACCTTTTATATGTAGTTATACCTTGCTCCTTCAGCCTTGCAAAAACTTTGTTCACATGCTTATTCGTTTGTGGTGCATCCACAGTAGTGACGCTGTGGGATACTTCAAATTTTATCCCGGACTTCAATGCTAAATTCAGTAAAACATCGCTGTCCTTACCTCCACTGTATGTAACTACTAGTGGCTTATCATAAAAGTCCTTGGCTATCTTTTCAGCTATCCTTAATGATTCAATCGCCTTTTCTATCTTAGAACTATTAACCAATGAAATATAACCTCATTCTTTCGCTGTCTTATTTAGCCTTGAAATGCATTTTTTTCAAATATATTTCAAGGCGTTTTAAATCTATTTACATACTGCTATATAAAATCCACCATGCTTTTTAATCACCTTATCTATCACCTCTACAGGTGTGTATGGATAAATAGTCTTTGTAGGATCTGCATCCTCTTCTTCTATGTATGGTATAAGCAATTCTTCTTTTTTTGTAGGATACCCCACCTCGCAAGATGTATAGCATATAGAATCTCCATCAAGTCTAGGATTGCTATAATAATTTGCCCCTACCTGTACAGAAAACTCAAAACCGTCTTTACACTTTACAACCGGTCTGATATCTGAGAATCCAAATTTATTTCTATATGTGCTACATAAAAAATCATTTATAGAATTATATCCTCTGTAAACTCTGACATCATCTATCTGACCTTTGAAACAGCATCCACAAAAACTATATATACCCTTCATATTCGTAGAAACAAATGTTAGATATACTCCTTCATACCTATTTTTCTTCTCATTAAAAGCTGTCATTATCTCTCCTCCTGCCTGCAAGTATCCACTTGATACTGTGACAGGTGGCAATATATTTAAGAAGTAATCATATATATCCTCACTTACATAATCTCCTCTATTACAATAATCTGTAAAATCTTTTCCACCTTGAAATTCTTCCCACCCATCCATAGATTTAACATCAAGTGTAACTAAATCAATTGTAATATTATTATTTTCCATATACATTTCCTTACTTATTTCAAAATTTACAAGCAACTTATAATATCTATACAGGACTGTTACATCCATTAATGTAAACAGCCCTGTTTAATATCAGTGTTACATTTCTCGCATTATGCGATACTATCTAATGCATTTATCTCATTTATAACTACAGGCAGTACTCTCTTTGCATTATCTGTAAGTTGCCTTTGCCAGCTTTTGTTGCTTGGTGACCATCTAAATGCATGGCTTTTCAAAACTTTTCTTACCTCCTCGCTTGGCTTATCATCAAAGATAAGTTGCAACCTCATAAGGTCTGTATTTTCAACAACCTTAAAGAACTCACATTCTACTTCTTTTGTACCATCAGCCTTTACTGACTTAAGCTTTTTAAGTCTAGCTTCAACCCTTTTTATGTTTGCCAAGTTATTCTGTAATGAAAAACTAGGATATCCAACTCTTCCTGCAAAGTCCGGCTTTCTTAATTCTGCTATGTCATTGTCTGAATAACCCATATCTCTAAGCTCTTCATTTCCGACTGCAACATCTTTCTTCTTAATTGCTTTATTTACAGCCTTCATATTCTCTTGCTTCTCTTTTAACGCTTCTAGCTTTTCTTCAAGAAGTTCAATAGCCTGTTCATCATTCGATAATATCGGTTGACTCATAGTCAATAGTCCTTCAATTTTCCTTGCATAGCTTTCAAGGTAATTCCATTCATTTATCAAGGTCTCACGCCTTGCATTCTGCTTCTTCTTTTTTCCTACTGGAAAATTACCGGCTCCGGATATCATCACAGATGGGCAACTTGCTTCATTTCTATAGTAGCTGTTATAATACTCTGCCAACTTCCTACTATATCTTGCTGCCATTCTCTGTGCCCTCTCATAAAGTTTAGGCTTCTTTTTTTCAATTTCCTTTACAATCTCATACACGTTTCTTACTTGGTCTTGATAGCTTTCAGTAGCACTTCCAGCCCTGTAAGACCTCATAGAATTAACATCATTCGCTGCTTTAGCTGTAGCCTCATTTATCGAATAAAATATACTTTCCACTGTTCCTTCTCCTTTGTTCCAACAATGTTATAATCATTTCCAGCTTACTGTATCCAAAACACTGTACCTTGCACTTGGCTCTACCCTTACATAGCATTTCTGCCTTTTGTCATATCTGTATGGATAAACGGTTCTGCAATTAACACCTTCTCCAATTGTGCCCCTTTTAAGCCTCCCATTTTCAACATAGAATGATAGGCCTTCTTCCTTTGCATCATGCCAACCATCTCTATATATGTTTCTATCCATCTTTACCCTCCTTAATATGATTTGTTTTTTTATTACACTGCGTACGATAACATAACCTATATTTGTGTCAAGTGTTTTTCCAATTTTATTATTGGAATTTTCTTAATTATTGGAGGTAAAAAATGCAGGTTACAATTTTATAACCTGCATTAAAATACAAACCTTATGCAGCAATAATTATCTATCTATATTGCTAACAGTTGCACCTATCTCTAAACCTACAACCCTTTTATATGACATTTCATATTCACCATTATATTTACGCAGCTCCCATCCAGGTAATCCTTCACCTTCAAGGCTCACATATCCATCACCACTTGAATAAACTCTAATAGAACCAATAACTCCATTTTTTCTGGCAATTTCAAATAATTGCTCTAAAACCGGAATTGCCTCCATACTAAAAGCTTTCATCTGCTCTTCCGAAAATCTAACATCTGACATTTTTATATCCTCCTAATATTTACTAAGGCTTTAATTAGCCTATATTTACTATCCTTCCTTCACTGTCGAACCATATATTCATATCATTGCAATGCATTTCTATTACATCTTCAGGACACTCATCACATTCCACATCTATACCAGTAAGTCCTATTATTAAACCTCTAACATTTTCCCTGGCATTATCCTTAACCTTCAGTGAACGCTCTCCAAATATTGCCCCGTCTGCATTCCTGCATATCTCATCCCATGTCATATATCACCTCTATTCACATACTTCATCAATGCTTTTAACAGATCCATTTACTAACCTCCATAATCTAATATATTTATTACCCATAGCCCTTGCTTCAGTTTTTGACTTGCATTCAACAAGTACCGGCTGATTACAACCACTCTCGCTATCATATATGTACACATTGTATTTTTTCATATACTAATTTCCTCCTAATTCTTTTCAATCGCTATCTTTTCTGCTGTGGCCTTAGTTCCATCACCATAATAGCAATCATCAAAGTAATACCATCCACATACAAGCTCATTATCAAAATATCCAACCATCTTCTACCCCCTATTTCCTTCAATCAATTCATAATTAGCAACTTCCTTTTCTGAAAGTGGCTCTGAATACTCAACATATCCCCAAACTTCTCTACCAACCTCTTCCATGTATGTTCTACTATCAAAGTTGTTAATACCTTTTAATTTCCTCATAGGAACTGTACCAGGCATTGCCGGTCTTAGTGTTAGCCAATATTTATATCTCATGTTTAATCCTCCTTAAAATACACTGACTAGTTAAATGGAACCTCATCTAACCCACATATTTTTCTCATAACCATATCATTTATTTCATACATCTTACTATCATATTCCTCTGGAGTCATTCCATATGTTGCTGCCAGCTTTGTTTCTAACTCCTCAAAGTATGGAGCAAATGTTTCATATATTTCTTTACTACCAAAGCCACATCCCATTTCATATTCTGCATCTCTCTGCATACTTAACTCATCTAACTTTTCAATTAAAACTTTTCTCTCTTTTCTCATCTTGCTTATCTCCATAAATTAAATTTGTTTTTTATTACGTTGCGTACGGTAACATAACTAACTGGCATGTCAAGTATTTTTTTGATTATTTTTTGGAATTTTCGTAATTATCAAGTTGAAAACTATATCTTATCTATTGTGAAAACATGTATCATATATTATAGTTCCAATTTCAATATCCACACATTCTTTATATTACCGGCATTTCAACCATTATTTTTAACGCCTCTTCTAAGATGTCCTTCTTATCTTTCCACTTTGTACACTCTTCAACATTATTAGGACTCGTTACTAATAGACCCATGCTACAATAGTTTATAGACTTAGTAATATCTGCTAATGTATTCTCTCTTATTTTACGCTTATCATTTATACTCATTTTACATCTCTCAATTCAATCTTAGACACGCTCTTTAAATTAAAAACATGCACTACTAAAACTTTTGTTTAAAATCCTCTCAACATCTTCTCTTTTATTTGACAACATCATTCTTGCTGTTACCTTATCTATATGTCCACCTGTAATGATTACTATTGCATTCGCTATTCTGTCATTTAACTCATACACTTCTCTGTATAACACATCTGCCTCTGCCTCATATCTGGCAGCTTTTTCAAAGTCCTGATGTTCTTCATCCATCCAGTATTCAGACATGTTCTCTTTTTCATCCATTTCTTTCTCAATCCCTTTAAGCCTCTTCAGCATATCTTTTACTTGCATACTATAACCTCCTGTTAACCTTTATGATTGTTTCCAGCTATTCTTACTTTCCTCTTTTCCTTGTCTTAGGTGACTTCTTTGCTTCCCAGCACCAATCAATGTGTTCCATAATTTTCTGACATGCTATCTTCTCTATTTCCTCGCTTGTCATACCGTCTTCTACTTCAAATTCTACTGCTATGTTCTTTCCTACGATATCTTCTAATACGTTTGCTAATACCTTCATTATATAACTCCTTTGTTTTTATGTTTTTTATTACGCCGCGTACGATAACATAACTAGCTGTCATGTCAATAGTTTTTTTGATTTTTTTGGAATTTACTAAAAATAAAATTCACTTTAAAATGCCTCATATCGCATTTTAAGTACTTATATGTATATTTGTTGGATTGTTCCAAAACAAATGCTACCTGTGGCTATATGCTTTAAATACGGCTATATAAATTTACATCTATTATGCAGTTGTTTGATTAAACTCCACTTTTAAGTATCTAAGTCATTTTATATTTGAACCGGGTCAAACCTGGGTCATTCGGGTCAAAAACCGGGTAAAAACAGTCAAAATCGGGTCATATTTGGGTCAAAAACAGGGTCATTTGGGTCAATGTATTAGATGTTCAATTTAATTTGATATAATTATTTTTATTACTATTGTTACCCTGAAATGTAGTAAATATAAGGGTTTGGAGCTATTTCATCAGAAATGTTTTGTTAGGTTTCCTGTTAGATTTCTAACAAGATTTCTTGTTAGGTTTCTTTACCAGAGATTAGATATTAGATAATAGATAATAGATATAATATATATGGTCATTTAAGCGTAATTTTTGCAATAAAAAAGAGCCTCCCATATGTTCATAGGAGGCGGTTCCACATAAAACTCTTAAATAAAAGTTTGCTATTATTTTAATCAATATCGCATTTAATGTTATTTGATATAGATTTAGTTGAATATTTAATTTAAAAGCCTGCCTGTGGCTATAGATTGATTGTACAGTATATATCTTACTGTATTCATTATTAAATTTGATTACTGTTAGCTTTTTCTGAATCTTTTCTCAACACATCAATAGCCTTTGCAATTATAGATGGTACTGGCACACCCATCAGCCCGGCATTCTCGATTATAGAAATGCTTTCATTTGCTACAAATGCTATGATAACTGCATCTTTTATGTATGTTGTATGCATTATGATATCAAGTCTTACTGCTACAAGTACTATAAGTAGTGCAACGCCTTTGCGGCATAAACCTTTAAATCCCGCTCTTGACTCAAGCGCACCATTCTCACTTTTCTTGCTTTTCTTAAATATGCCTGCGACTGCAAGACCTGTCACATAATCTACTGCCATAAATACAATCAGAGTGATTAAAGCCTCACTCCATCCGCCGAAAGCCATTGCTACAAATCCTCCTACTGCTCCAATCACCGAATACAAAATATTTGCTCTCATTTTAACCTTCCTTTCTACTCTGCTAAATCGTAATTTTTCAAATCAGGCTTAGATGTATCATACTCTTTCTGATACTTGCCATCAGCGTCAACCCAATAATACAGATCCCTACCATCCGCTTTTATATATGCATTTATTGCCATAACTCCAGATTTCGTAAGATAAAAAGACATTTCATCTACATTTATCCACTGTCCTGAGAGCATGGCTCCGTCGGCAGGATTCATATAGTACCAGTCGTCACCTTGCTTAAACCAGCCCTTAATCATATAGCCTTTTTGGTCGAATACATACCACCTGTCGTCTATGTATGCCCACCTGCCTGCTATGCGACTGTGTGGCGTGTCGGCATACCAGCACTGGTCGTCTTTGTCTACATTCCAGCCAAGCGGATATTCTACCTGCACAGGCTTAGTCTTCTCCGCTTTCTTTCCATTTTCAAGTGCTATGGCTGTATGGTGGAACTCATATAAAAGTATATCTCCACGCTTTAAGTACTCATCAGTCGTAAGATACTTAGGCGCATCAAGCAATTCAAACTCACCTGTTTTTAAAAGGGCGGTAGATTCATTACCTGTGTAGATGTCACCCGATACCTTTATCCCTGCTGCATTAACACAAACCGCAACTAAGGCGCTACAATCAGTTTCGCACGGTGTCTTTATATCATCTATCTTCCACCCGTTGACCTTTGCAAGGCTATATAGAGTGGTTCTTTGATTTTGGTCGTATCCTATATTATTATTCTTACAGGCTTTTTCCATGGCTACTGCTATCTTTTCCGCCTTATCAGGATTTTTAGGTCTAAGCACCTTATTCCAAGGCCTGTTATACCACTCCCTAATTGCAACTTCTTTGCCATCCTGATCTCCTGCAATTCCGCCACTGTATCGCATTCTTTCGTCTCTGCTTGCTTGTCCTATTTTAATCATATTTTTTCCTTTCTCGAATTAAAAAAGAGGTAACAACTCCCCTCTTTCTGTTATTAAAATATCTTTTTTTGTTATCAAGTTACATCATCAGATACTCATCTGTATTCATAAACTCTTCTACTGCTGTTCTGTACTTCTCCGGCACTTCATCAAGTGCCATAAGGCCGTGTTTAATCCTTGATGCATAGAATCTAATATATACCTTTAACTTTCTTTTACTGCTCATTTTCTTCTCCTTCCTCATCAGTGCTAATTAGTTCAACTAACATATTTGATAGAGCATCTATACGACCTGTTAAGGTTGTCTCTACCTGCTCTACTTTATCCATAGCTCTAAACATCAGTAGAGCCTGCATTTGAGATATTATTCCCATCTCATTTTTGACAAAATTTATTGTGATGCCCTGCAGCTTCAGACCTGTTATAGTTTCCTCTCCATCATCACTTTGTACTGTCATAATCACTGTATTTGCATCAGTCAGCTTATCCTTAAGCTCATCAAGCTTTGCAAAGTTATCAATCACCGTAACAAATGTATCACCGTAATACGTACTAAGTTCTATCTCTGTCTTATCCTTCAATATCAATTTACTCATTATTTCACCTCAAATAGTTTTTAATTTATCAATTCTATCTTTGTAAATGTTACGCTGCCTATAGCACTCGACAAATTATCATCACTATATGCATCAGCACACAGTGCTACAAATCCATCTTGGTTTATCATAGATGTATCTACAATCAGCTCATATGTATTCTCATTATGCACACTCTCAATATAATCACCTGATCTATGTGTTACCTGATTACTCCCTATATTGTGGCTCCTATTGTTTACATCATATATAAAAACAAATATATTAACTCCTGCTGTCCTATTATATCTTCCTGTATGCATGTTCATGTTTAATTTATATGTTACTTTAAGCTGTCTAAAGAAAGTAAAAAGAATAGCTCTATCTAATATAAATCCTACATAATTAGAAAATGCTGAAAGGTGATAATTACTACCGGCTCGCACATCTATAGTTGTTCCACCAATGTATTTCGAATAATTATTATGTGACTGTGTCCTTTCACGATATATTTTTGCCTCCGGAAAATCCTTATTCGCCACTCCCCCCACATAAAGCGTGTTGAAAGTGGCATTCTCAAAAACCGGTCTACCTACACTATAATCGACCATCGTGCCAACAACACCATTGACATTAACATTTTGCCTTACATTCCACGGTTGCAAATTTGGGGACGGCAAGGCTACATAATTTGCTCCTTGTATAAAAGCCCCATTTTTTATTCCGACCACTATACATCTACCTACGTTAGGCAAATCGTAAGCAAACCCCTGCCCAGAATGACTGGAATTTGCAATGATTACATCACCATGACTAGCAATCCATCTTGGAATTGCTCCGGCAAATTTTACACCGTATTGGCTTGTGGCGGTTTGCCATTCTAATACCGAATCTGCCTGAGCGGTTCCTAAATTATTTGCATCTATGCAGACATGCGGATGTCCATCTGGGCGATTGTAGTAACCATTACCGTGTGGAAAATCCACATAAAAAACAGGATTATTTCTATCAGTCCAGTTGTCAATTCCAAATGTGGTCGATTTATTAACCCTGTAATTATTATCCTGCGTGTTAATGGATTTTATCTGCCCCTGCTTTCCAAGCACATTAAGAGCACTCAGCATCTTACTTGCGTCAATTCCAATAGCATTGGCAAGCACATCATACGGCACTATCGCCGCCGGCTTATAATTACCATCTTTGGGATAGTATCCTTCTTCAAATCGCACATGCACTTTGTTTTCCCAAGTGGCATTTACTACTTCCAAAGCGTTGTTCCAAGCACCGTATGTGTGTACAGTACCCCTTACTCCTGCTATAGTAAGACTATCCAGCATTTTATTTGCATCTACACCTGCTACGCTTGCCATCACTGCATAAGGTATAGCCACACACGGCTTCCACTGCCCTGCTTGACTGTAGTATCCCTCCTCCATTCTTGCTACAAATTTGCTTTCCCAATGTGCATTTGTAAAATCCACCGCATCCATTCCATTTCCACGGTTGACCATCGTGCCTTCGATAATTTCATCATCACTATCCGTAGTGACGGTCTTATACCCTTGCAAGACTTGAGCTTTGCCGGCAGTAACATCATCTGATGATACTCCGCC